GCCGAAGAAGTCGGACTCGTTCAGGGTCTGATAGCCACGAGTGAAGCAGCTGATGAGACCAGGATACTGGTCCTGAATCATGCGCTCGATTCGCACGTCCTCGACGAGGTTGACGAGATCGTGACGAATCCCGGCAATCTGGTGGTGGAAATCGGCAGGGGTATAAAGGGCATGACCAACCTCGTGGCCGATCATCAGATCGTAGACGTCCTTGGACATGTCCTTCCAGGCCGGAAGGCCGAGGACTCGGGACTGGACGTCAAAGAATGCCGTCTTGAAATTCCCGTGCTGGACCGTGATATTCTCCTTGGCGAGGAGTCGGGCCAGTGTGCTTTTGGCGGTGGAACTCATTTGTATGATCAGATCCTACCATACCAGCGTTCAAAGTACAACTCAAAAGAGGCGTTTGATGCGCGCCTCCTGGTAATCAACAACTTAGGTATTTTTGAGTTTGACCTGAGAGAAGCTCTTGACCTTACAGAACTCGATCTTCCGCGGGAACTTACCGTCCAGTGCATCGGTCTTGTGGGAGATGATGAAGACTGACGTACCGGCATCCAGCGTGTTGAGGATCTTCATCAGGTTGTCCACACCATCGGCATCCATCGAGGAATCGAAGGTCTCGTCGAGGATGAGCAGGTTCGTGCTCACCGAGTTCTTCATCTTCGCAATTTGCCGCCAGGTGAACAGCAGAGCTAGGTCGATGCGTTGCTTCTCGCCTTCAGAGAATGATGGGTACGAGAAATCGTCCCGATGCCGAGAGCGAATGGTTTCCTCGAATGCCTCGTCAAGGTTGAACGAGACGAAGAAATCAAGAGTCTGCAGGTAGTTGTTGATCAGGCGATTCATCACTGGCAAGTACTGCCTGATGATCTTCGTCTTGATCCCTGAGTCCTTCAGCATCTCACCGATGGCCTGATTGTAAGTCCCTTCTTCGTAGAAGGAGGCTTTCTGCGCGGAAAGCTTCTCTTTCAGGTCGAGCAGTTCTTTGAGCTTGATCTCGGCCTCATCGAGGCTATCATCACGAACTTCGGCATTTTCAGCTTCGAGTTCTCGGATGTACTTCTCGTGCAGCTGAATCTGCGAACGGTTCTGCCTGATGTTGGCAAGTGAATGGTCTAGGCGACTGACCGTGGCATTGATCTCTTCCAGAGAAGCGTTGACCTTCTGAAGCTCATCCGAGAGTTTAGACTGACCCGCCGATAGCTCCTTCGCAGATTCCTTGCAAACATGGATCTTCTGTGCCTTGAAGTCTGGCATCAGCATCTGAGCGCACGTCGGGCAGTGGTCGTGGTTCTCGTAGAACTTTGCGTCCTTTACCACCCTCTGCATGTTCGACTTTATCTGCGACTGATATTCCAGGAGAGTCTGTTTCTTGTCTTCAAATTTCTTGTGAGCTCCACGAATGTCTGATGGAATCGTATCCATGTCAGCCTGGATCTTTTCGTTTTCGCTCAGAAGCTGTTGGATCGATTGACGATGACCGTCGATCTTCTTCAGATTCTTCGTCACATTATCGGCGTTCCGATTTCGGATCTCGCCGATCAGCTTGTTCTGCATCGTGATGGTCCGATCGTTGACCTCGGACTCGTGGATCGTAGCCTGAAGCTTATCACGGAGCTGAGCCACGCGCTCCTTCAGGATTCCGTTCATCTTCGTGAAGACGTTGATATCAAGCAGATCCTCGATGACTTCACGCCGGTGCTGTGCCGGCAACTGCATGAACGGAATGAACGATGATGATCCAAGGACTACGATCTGATGAAAAGACTTGTGGTTCAGCTTCAGGATGTTCTGTTCAAGCACCTTCTGGTAGTCCATCGCATGGGACTCCTGGTTGACCATCTTGTCGTTCTGCCAGATCTCGAAGATGGACGGCTTGATTCCACGAACAATCCTGAACTGATTGCGACCGATCCGAAACTTAACCTCGACCTCACAGTTCTTGCCGTTGATCGAATTTACGAGCTGAGGTTTGTTGATGTCTCGGTGAGGCTTTCCAAAGAGTGCGAACGACAGTGCGTCCAGCATCGTCGATTTACCAGCGCCGTTCGGGCCGACCACGAGCGTCGCCTCACCCGTATCGAGGTTAATCTGAGTAAACTCATCCCCAGTGGAGAGAAAGTTCTTCCACTTAATGCTCTGAAATGTGATTGCCATTAAACAGCCTCGAGGTTCTTCGCCTCGGTATAAAGTTCTCGCAGTTTCGCTTTGATCGTGTCCTTGTTCAGTTCGGTCTCAACCGCCTCAACGTATGTATCTAGCAATGCCGACGTATCAGCCACCGACTCCGTATCATCGATGGCAACCTCGTCGCCCTTGAATTCATCGTAGTTCTCTGCGATCTTGATCTCGAACGGATCCTGCTTCTGCAGGCGATCGATGAATCGGTCAAACTTGAAGAAGTCTGACTTGTTGGCCACAACGACCTTGACGAACTTCCCCTTTGCCGGAGCCACATCGATGCTATCTGGATCAAGTCTCGTGTCGTTGTACACGAACTTGCAGTAGATCTCATGAGGATTGCGAATCTCGTGCAGCTCACGAGTGGCAGTATCGAACACGTGGAAATACTTCCAGTCTCCTTCATCAGCCCAGGTCATCTCGAACTGAGTGCCGAGGTAGTGAATATTGCCCTTCTTCGACTTCGTGTGATAGTGACCGGACCAGACCTGTTCGAACCGAGCGAATGGCGTCGGATCCATTCCTTCATGAGCCTGGACGCCCTTCATGAAATCGAAACCATTCAGTTCAAGGTGTCCAGCCAAGATCGGAGCATTGCAGGTCTCAACGAACCGCATCGACTCTGCCTGGTTCTCTTCGTTGATCCAAGGAAGAAGCGCAATGTTGCAGCCATCGTAACTCATGACCGACGGCTTCATGACAATGTTCACGTTCTCAACGAAGTAACCCAAGAGTTCTTTGAGCGAGCAGAGATCATTCGTGTTCTTGTAGACCACATCGTGGTTTCCTGGGATGATGTCCATCGTCATCCCAAGATCACGCATCGGTTCCAGGAACGTCTTGCGGTTATGGTTGAGAGCCTTGAAGTTGATGAACTTCCGATGATCGTAGTAATCCCCGAGATGCAGGATAGTACGGATACCGTGCTTCTCGCAGTACGGAAAGAACACTCCAGAATAGAACTTCTCGAAGTAGTTCAGGAATACGTCCGAGGAATTGCGGACGCCGCAGTGAGTATCGTTGAGAATCGCGATCAGCATTACACGAACAGATCGAGGGTTGAGCTCGTCTTAGCCTTGGCCTTCTTCTTTTTCTTCTTGAACTCCTTGAGCTTCGTATCAGCAGCCTTCACCTTGTCGATTCGCTTCTTGAGGGTATCAATGAATCCTTGTTCGTAACCTGATACGATCTGAGAACTATCGTCAGAATTAGTCATGAATGCGTCGATTCCGGCCTGCTCGATGTACCGCAGTTTGATATCCTGTTCCTTCTTCTCGAGAGTGATTCGACGAATGAAGGCATAGTAACAAATCTGTGTGAAGTACGCAAATGCGTTAGGAGAACCAGTTCGTGTTGCCGCAGCAACATTGTAGTTCATGATCGCCTTGATGCAGTTCGCAACACCGTCCATGACCATCTCTTCACGATACGTGTACCGGATGAAGTTCGGTCGGCGCGAAAGCCCTTCGGCGATCTTCAGGAAGCAACGACCAATGTACTCAGTAATCTTCGGAGTCTCCACCCCATCGGCTTCGCATTTGCGAACGATGGTAACGTAGTCGACAACTGCCTGAGAGAATTCGCGGTTGTTGACGTAATGCTCTGCATTCTTCTTGGAAGACGAAGCACGAGGTTTCGTCGGTGGAACTGTAAGTTGATCAATCATTGAGTGTGTAATTCATGGTGTAGTAATCCTCATTAAACATCATACATAGCCAGTGCTAGGTGTACATCACGAATCTAAACTATTCTTTGTTATTTACATCGACCTAGAAAGCCGTTATTTTGTACCTGTTCGTCACAGGGCAGCACAGTATACCCTAGTTGTACGATGGATCGTCTGGTGCGTGGTAATCCAGAGCATCCCAATTAAATCCATTTGGATCAGCAGATTCTGATTTATCCTTCTTCGCCAGTGCAGCAGCGTAATCTTCTTCGGTCTCCTTGCTTGGCAGCGTGAGTGCCACGATGTGAGAATCTCTCAGCAGGATCGGAGTGCTGACTGATCCAAGGATCCATTCAGAATAGTACATCGTACTCCGTACCCCGGTATCTGTCGACTCGGTGATCACGTTCACCTTGAATGGATAACGGATGAGCAGACCTCTGTCCACTTCAGAGACCATGGAGCAAACGATAGTCTCCCCTGAGATGAGCTTGAGCATTACGTTCATTGCGTAGAGATAGGTACTTCGTGGATCTTGAAATCAAACCGCTCACGACCGTACAGCTTGATTCGTTCAGCAGCGTGTTCCAGAGTGTAATTCTTCGAAGACTTCCAGTGAAGATCATCGGCGATATCGAATACCTTGGTACCACGACCGTCATCTGACTTGCGCAGTCCACGACCGATCGACTGCAAGATACGAATCTGAGACTTTGATGGCGAAGCGAAGATCAAGTTGTGAAGGTTACGAATATTTATGCCTGTGGAGAAGGTGCCCATGGAGGCAACAATGATGGCATCCTTCTCCTTCTCAGTGATCGCACGAATACGTTCACGCTCATCGGTATCAACAGCACCAGAGACGAAGAAGAGTTTGCGAACCCGGCGTGGTAACTCGTTCAGCTTGGCATCAATTGCATCGTAGATCGGTTTGCCGTGCTTCTCGACATAGTTGTACAGCACCAGCGTATTGCCGGTCTGTGCGATCGCCAGATTGCGGATGAACTTCGTTCGTGCGGCGTGGCCCACGATGAAGTCGATCTCACCCTGATAATCCATCTTCTTGACTTCCTGGCATTCGAGGTCACTGTACTTCAGGAGGAGTACCTCGATCTCGAGTTTCGCCAGAGCATCGGAATCCATGAGGTCTCGAGTCGTGGTGACACGGTATTCTGGACCAAAGAGTCCTTCTAGTACCAGTTTATGAGTCTGCGTCCCGTCGAGAGTTCCGGTCGTTCCGATACGGTACTTTGCATCTCTGAGGTTCTCAAGAATCTTGCACAGCGACTTTGCCTTGAAGGTATGAGCCTCGTCGCCGATGACCATTCCGAATGGCTTGAACCAGGTTGCATCCATCTTGTAGATGGACTGCCAGGTCGTGATGACGACCCGTGAAGAAACATTGTGTTTCTCTTTTCCAGAGTAGATCCGATGGCACGTCGCTTCATTATCCCAGGATTCATCGAGTGTCGAATAGTCCTTGAAGTCCGTGTACATCTGTTCAACCAGAGATGTCGTTGGTACGATCAGAAGGACCTTGGAGTCATTCGATTGCAGGAACCACCGAAGGAGCACATAGATGATGAGCGATTTGCCTGATGCAGTCGGACTCAGGAGCAATGCACGGTAATGCGTCAGTGCATGATGAATCGCCTCGAGCTGATAGTCACGTGGCACGATGGCCTTGCCGTGAGCGAAGAGATTGAGCGACTCGGTGAACTGCTGGATCTGTTCCAGTTCGAGCAGCTCCTGTGCATCCGGAAGACCGTAATACTCGTCGAACACGTACTCGATTCCGTATTTACGGGTCTCTGCAAATTCATGGATGTACTGCAGCAGACCGCCGTAGATCGTTTTGGTGCGTTGATCGAACAGTCTGATCTTGCCATCCCATAGTTTGTTCTTGAAGGCCGGCATGAACTTGTGGCCGGGAACGAAAAACGTGAAGAACTCGGAGAGCTCGTATGCAGTCGATGGTTCGCACTCGACCGTCAAGAAGACTTCGTTCTTCTTTCGGACCTTGATGGTTTCTTCTGGCATACTCAGATACCCGAGGTGAACTTCTTCCACTCCAGAATATTCTTGATCGTCTGGTGTCTCCACTTCACCGAATCGAGTACTTCCTGAAGCGTCTCGACGAGAGTCTTGTAGTACGTAACCTGAGCCTCAGATTTCTGCAGTTCGGCATCAGAGTTAAAGTAGTACTCCATGTCGGACTTCATGATCTTGAGTCCGTTGAATGGATCGTACGGCCAACCGTACTGGTCGATTGATGCCTTGT